GAGTGGGTTCGGCGCCGTCGTGGGCGCGACAGGACCAGTCGGCGCCGGGACGGGGTCATGATGGCCTGGCCCGGTTGCCCGCGTTGGGGCGGGAGCAGGAGCCGGCGTTCCTGGAACACTAATCGTCGGAGCCGTCCCTGCGATGAGTGCACGGATGCGTTCAATCTCAGGATTGGTGATCTCGGGTCCAGGGATCGTCCCGCCGCCGGGCGTCCCACCACCGAGGGGTGCCCCAGACGTCCCACTACCTATCCCGACTGGTGTACCAATCGGCTGAGGAAACGCACCGGGGGCCGCCGGTGGACCGCCCGCGCCCACGAGGTTCAATACCATCTGCTGCGCTTGCAGCTGCAACGGGTCTCTCGGCGCTATCGTGCTCCCAGGAAACAGCGTCGGCGGATTTTGTATAATTCTTTCCGCCTCCGGAATAACTAAGCTAATAAGGCGCTTCTGCTCCGGCGAGAGTTCTTGCGTCGTAGTGGTTGTTGAGGTCTGTCCTCCACCACCGCCACCGCCTAATACGCTACCCATATCAGTGCTCCACCATGCCAAAGATGTCTTTCTCTAAAGCGACTGCCTTCTTTACATACCCATGAGGTCTGAGCAATCGCAGGAAACCTTCCCTCCCAAACACAAAGCTTTTCTTCACTCCTTGCTCTTGTGCCCACTTCTCCACATAGTCGAGGAACGGCAGCGCACTTTGAAATTCGCTTCCGAAGACCCAGTTAAGCGTCAACGTTTTCATCTGGGGGAATTCTTGTAGTGACGTTATCATTACTAAAATAAAATCGTCAGCATCATTCATCACCCAAAGTTGTAACTTACCGGCATAAAAGAGTTGGGGAAAATCCTCTATACTGTAATAATCCCGCCAAAGGGAAATGTTCTCGATAAACAAATCCTGCACCTGCGGCCACACCTGCCATAATAAGTCAGGTGTTACCAATAGCAATTGCCGAATTGGCAAACCAGGCGTGCTAAATTCCATCGCTGTCATTTCATGCGTCAATTTGTTTTCCTCGCAACTTCTTCCCAAACTTGGTCGTTGAACATAGTTAAAGTTAAGACATCGCCGTCGGCCATAACAAAGTTCGCTGAACCTTCCAATAACATATTCGTCCCATCAGTAATTGTAACCGCGTGTCCGGAGAGTAAGGCAAACGTCTGTCCTACAACTCCGTCGTCGAAATCGGTAATAGTAGTAGTTCCTCCTGTCTTAGCTAACACTACATTAAGCACCGTCGGAGTCGCATCGTTCGCCAAGGTAGTAACAAGGCTTGGATGGTTAAGTGGCACCCATACGCCATTTACCCTCCCATAAAAGCCCTCCCCTGATCCGAGATTAAGGTTTGTCCCGTCCCCGTAAACGATCATACCATCCCTGGGTTTAGGAACCGCAGCATTGAACTCAGGTAACTCTATGTCCTCCACTCCTAAGAACGCTGCGGCAATCCTTCGTAATTCCCGTGAAAGGTACGCTTCGAGAATAGGGTTTCCCGCATCAAGCCCCTCAATAGGTTCAGGTTCGTAACGCATTAAAGTTCACCCAGGAGTTCAATTTCCATATCATACGAATGTAATTGCCAAGCGACGTCGGCATTGGATTGGAACCTGATTGCTAGAAGCGGCCCGTTTGCGCTACCGTCCACATATAAGTCAGTCCCTGGGGTGAACGTCACCGGGGCTTCGTAAGTAATAGTGCCCCCGACTACCTCTTGCTTTCCTAACCTGACTTCGAATGGTCCACCCTCAGCCTTAATCCACACGCGCTTTAATAACTTCCGCCGCCCAGTATCGACCTTCGGTTCTCCTTTCCGATCCCTTCCTATTAACGCAATCCCCTCTCGTTCCACGTAACTAGTCATATTTATTAAGTTATTTTGATTGGTAGCGTCCAATTGCGACAGCTTCGTATTCGTAGGATCCACTTGGAATAACTCCTGCGCGTGGGGGAAGAAAGTCCTCTCTCCCCAAATCGTAGTATCATCGTCCCAAGCGCCTGCATCATCATCCCAGGCATTTCCAGGAGCTGCCTCCGTAATTGCCCCACTAGCGATAAATGCCGCCTGGGATAACTTCCGTACACCTACCGCACCAGTTTTCACCTCGATCGCCAAGGCGAGTGAGGGAAGTGTTTGTCCAACTTCAGGAAAACAAAACCACACTTCGTCCGCGATCTGATTGTTCACGAGATAGCTGTTGGCATAGTTGTCAGGATCGAGGTTTTTATTAAGAAACCGCTTCCACTTCTTATTAATAACACTTTCCATGCTCTGTCCGTTGTGGACAACCAGATCGTCCCCAGTCATTACTACATGTTGCTCTCTATTTGGAAGAGCTAAGACACACCGAGTAGCAAGAACGCCGGACTCGGTAAACATGGGAAAGAACCTAAATATGAACTTTCCTCCAACAAATTGCATCCCCCACGCTGCGTTGTCCTTGTAGATGACGAGGACATCCCGGAGCGGAGCTGCGTCCTGAATAACACCTGCCGTGGCGTCGGATAGTTCGATCTCTCCAGTGTCCTTCGTCGCATCGGTTTCATCCCAACTATTAGGGACAGACCCAGGATCTGCAGAGTGACTCCACCGTACCATGTGAGGGCTGACAGTTCCTGACTTCGTAATATATAAAGCCACGAGGAAATTCTTTATAGCCTTGATAACCTTACATTGATGATTGGCAGGCCAGTTAGGCAAATCCACTAACAACTGAGAAGCAGATACCGGACTCCATGATTGCGGATCATCCACACCATTTGTTACAACCGGAATACCTCCGAGCGAAGTCCCACTCCATATATTTGTAAGCCCCCCGGTGTAGATACCGGAAGCCCTGGTGATCTTAGTATGCGTGCCGGTGTCCTGTACGGTGTATACTTCATCCTGCCCGGCGTAGAGCCAAAACACCTCACTCGCCGTGGGCATAGGCATAGCCCAGTAAGGCGCGACCGTTGGGGGATCGAAAATTAAAGAGTCCCCGGTGAACTTCAGAACCTTATTATCCTGAAACCGAATGTTCTGCGCATCACTCCAGGCCTCCGGAGGCAGGAGATGCGCAGGGACGTCCTTGATAATCCCTATTGAACCAAGATCAGCTACTGAAATTCGAGGCACTTACTTCCCTCCAGATTTCTTCTTATGCTTAAAAAATTGCACTTCCTTTTCGCGAGCCACCGCTCCAGCGCGAGTCTTGAAAGTGCCCAAGTTACGTCCTTTCTTACTAACTAAGCGATAGCCTCCTTTAACCTTACGGATAGTCATTGCCCACTCAAGTATTTTGGTGCCCCTTCCGGCGCGGTTTGGACTTCCTTCTGGTTCTCTGGAAGGGTTGCACCCTCCGCCAGTGTAGCAACGCCACGGTACCAAATCCTTGCACGCCACGCCCACATGCCATCCTCGACCAGGATTTTCTCGAACAACAAGTCAATCGCACGTTTACATTTATGATCGAGGAGCCCCATCCGCATTAACTGATACAAGGCATCGTGCACTAACGAACCCCGCATGGAACTCTTGGTATCCCAAGTCGGGCCTGAAGGTCCATCCCAACAATAACCGTAACGGATACGTAGCTCCCCCTCCATAGAGAGGGAAAGGTACCGAGTTTTGATTGGCGCCTCCGGACGAATGTTAATAAGGATTACATAAGTATCGTGGAGTTGATACTTGTACCCGCTCTTGAAGGCAATACGATCGAGAGGTAATTCAAGAACATCCGTTGACACGATAAACTCCCGTTACGGTTTCACATACTTCCGATAGAGATCGGCAAACATAACGGCATTGCCATCCCCGCCCGCTGTATTGTAGTATTGCTTCCAGTAACGTCCTAGAGCCTCCAAGTCGCCGGCGGAAGGTAATGGTTCAGGGACCATCCAATACTTTATCCGTGCAATAGCACAGGCGAAGAATGGATTACCGGCGAGTTGTTCCAAAGGCGTAAGCGCTGGAATGAGTAAATCATTGACTTGTCCTAAGAATAATGGCTTCGTACGCAAATAACGATTGTAAGTGTCGTCGTGGGTCATTGGCTCGATTTGGAATACACTAAGCGCCGGCCCACCACCCCTCTGTCTCAATGCATCGAGACGACTCTCCATCAGTGCCGTGCCTAGGAGTAACTGCTCCGACGCGAGATTGTCAAACCGAGGTTCGACAACCGCTAAATGTTTCAAGGTCGGGCGGATAACATATTCCACAAACTGATTAGGAGGGATCATATTACTTTTCCAATGTCCTCAGTTCGCCTTCCAACGCGCGGACGCGAAGGCTCCAATAACGTAATTGGGCAACGTCCTCCTGCGTGGGAGCCACGCTCTTTGTGAGCGCGGCCTTGCGTCGATCATCATATCTCGTCCTCCATTCAATCGCCCGTTGGAGTTTATTTGAAATGCTCTCCCTCTTAAGCTCATCCACATTCCCCGCCACCGGGAGGAACTCAAAACGATATAATACTGGACGATCTACTGCAAAGCCAAAGACCCCAGCGAACGTAACAGCCGCGACAACTGCGGCAGCGATCTTCGTTTCCCTTTTCATCACGGCCTCCTCGGAGGACGACGACGATCCCCAGGCAGGTCGGCATTGGTAAGGATAGGAGGAGTCTTATTCCGAAGTACCTCCCACAAATCCTCCACGCTCATAGTGGGTTTGCTATCCTCGAGCTCCTGCGGGGTCTTGTTCCTCACAGTGTAAGTACCCACCACACTATCGGCATCTGCAGTCACCGCATCCCCTACCTGGACGCCCGTCGGCCCGGTACGGATTTGCGTTGCAGGATCAAACGCCTCATTCACGTAGGCCACAGGAAGCCACCCAAGGGCTTTGAGTTCCGCCGGCGTCCCTCGATCAAGCCCGCTGACGTTACGCCAGGAACGAGGAAGCCCCGCTGCTCCAATGTCGATAACGTCGTTTGTCTGGTGACAAAAATCCATAGCACGTAATCCTATACTGGAACGTCCGTTGCCTGCGTAGGAGTATTAACTTCGGCCCAGTTGTTACTGTTTCCGGTGTCTACTCCTTGATCACCACCGTTCAGAAATTCTAAAAGAAAACTGTTGGTGCCTGTATAAACTAAACCAGTTAAGTCCTTAGGCTCTCCCTGCCCTCCTAAAAAATCGTCCGTATTGGCTTTAACTATGCCGTCGAGGAAGCAAAACTCAGCCAGCAAACCATCATAAAATCTATCAGCGTTGCTCTGTCTGCGGCCTATGCTGTGGACCCTGGCGGTGTTCAAGGTGAAGCTGTTCTCGTTCTGAGTTGGCTGCGTGTCCGTGTCGAAGGAAGTGACCTCAGTGCCGTCTACGAAAATACGCATCCTGTTTCCAGCGGCAGCGTTTCCGGTGTCCCATACGAACATAAAGTGACGCCAAACGCCCGTCCCATAGGTGGCTGTCGTAACTAATTGACCGTCGGCTACTCCATTTGTTCCTTCCATTTGGAAGTTAAGTTTATCGTCCGTGTTGAACCGTATTACACCTCGTCCAGAACTATTAAGGGCGCTTGTTAGGATGTTCTGTGCAGTTCCTCCACTCAAACTCTCGCGCTTAGCCCAAAAGGCTACGGTAAACTTATCCGTGTCTGTGGGGGTTGAAAATGTATTAGTCAACGCGTCACTGTCGGCTAATTCAAGATCACAAGAATTAGCTATAACGTGCCGAGGACTCGCCGCCCGCATCCTTGTAGCAAGCATTACTTCACGTCCAATCCCGCAACGAACCCTGCCCAAATGGTTCCGCCGTCAATAGTAATAAAAGTAAGGTAGTCAATGCCTGATGTTGTTAGCGTTGGGGCGGTCCCTCCAATCCAATCGACGGAAGCCGGCCAGGTGACGGTCTGGGAACCCCCATTTGTAAGAATTAAAGTAAAACTTCCTCCATTAGCAGAAGCCGGCGGATTGGAGAATGTAAAGGTGTTGGCTGAAGTATCAACGGTTGCTGAGACTACGTTGCCGAGTTCCAGGTCGATGTCTTGGGTACCACCTCCAGTGCCTCCAATCGCGTTGTGGGTTTCACCGTAGTCCTTAATGATAGGACGTTGAAGCACGCGGTCTTGATAATTACGGTCTCCTGCTTGCTCGAAGGAGAGCACATGGAAGTCGTCTGCCGCAGGGGCAAAGCCAATCAACCGATCGCCTGCTGCTGTAACGATGTTCGCCCCACCGGGGAGATTTAAGTTGGTAGCATGGTGTGTAAGGGTAAGTGCGCCATCAAACTGAAGCATAATGAGCGCACCCACAGGAACTGTGAGGGCAGCAAAGCCTGTCGTCCCCGTTACGTCGAAGTAGTTCCCGTCGTCACCAATGACGAGTGGAGCCGCAGAAGCAATATCTGCTCCCTTCACCCACTCGTGACGGAAGTCCTTTCCCGTTGGAAACGAAACTGCAAAGGCATTGGACCCATCATTAAATACGATGGCCGCTGCTCCGTCGGGTACGAGTTGCGTAGTAGTTCCATTGACAGTCTCTGCGGAGTTCGGGTCGATGGTGACGATACCACCGTCAGCAAACACCATAAACATATGCTGATTGCCGAGGGTAGCAGATGCAGTTAAAGTAAGGGTGAGTGCCGCTGTGCAACGAAAAACTGACATGTTGTCATTGACGAGCACAGTGTAGGCGCCGGACTTCGATTGGATACGCCATGCGGCCCCGGCCATCCCAGGAAAGGTTGCCTTCACCAATGACTTAATAAGCCGCAGATGGTTGTCGCCCTCGTTCTTCGCATCAGCCCCAAGGGGATTGGTAGCTACTAAATCGTCGATGTAAGTGCCTGACTCTAATGCCATCAGTCATTCCCTCCCATCACAAAGCGACGACTGGAATTCATACGAGCTTCGTTCTCGACTAGCATTTCGCGGCGACCTTCGGCTGCCCACTCAAGGAATTGCTTCTGGGCATCCTTGTCACGAAGTCCAGGCACGAACAACCTTCCTGCCTCGCCAACCATCAAATATGGTAAATGAGTTAACCAAAGGTTTGTAACATTTGTTGTGAGTAACGTGTCGGTCTTGTAATATATCATCTTGAGCGTGTAGACCGCGTCTGGCGTCGGAAAGATACGAAAATAACTGACGTCCAAAACATACACTACTGGCGCGCCGCTTCCAGGATATTTATCCCGTGCGAACGCAAGATCCTCCTTAGCCAATTCTGTCCAGGTATCGTCGTCTCCCCCCGTCCCTGCGACAAAATACCATAGGGGATCATCCTCCCACTCGCGAAGGAAGTCGGAAGGGATAGCGACGCGTTCTTCATCCTTCGTAGTTGTTTCCGAAGCAACCTCCGTCTGCAGGAACCACGGGAGTACAGCGCCCTTCTCCAACTTAGTCTGGGCACGTTGGAGAGCAAGGACTATCTCCGCAGCCTTATCCGTGCGGAAGCCAAGAGTGTTTTGGATCTCCGTAACGGCCTCATCACGATCCATAGTCATAGCTAACTCTCCTCAGTCCACGAGCCCGAGGCACCGCTTTCCTCTACCCAAGAACCCGACGCGCCGCTTTCTCCCGTCCAGGAACCGGACAACCCACCCTCTGCCCCACCCCACGGAGGCTCATATCCCCGCGTGACAACCAAGGTGATAGTTCCGGAGAATGTTCCATTTTCATATCCTCGCGTGACTATGTTACGAATAGACATTAGACACGCTTTGCATCCGTCGGGCCAGTAGCATCGTCCAAGGTAACAAGGAACGCCGTGGTAGTGTTGTCCAATTTACGAACGGTGAGTGTTTTGCCAGAAATACCAAATTGCATGAGCATCTGGTGGATGGCGAATTGACATTGTGCCAGCGTCGGCGCAACGCTGTTGGCGGCGTAGGACTCCGTCATTTGCCGAGTGAGAATGTTGTCAACCGCTCCGGTTTCCATCCCTGTGTCGTCAACTGTCGCGTCCATACGACTGTTCACCAACGCCGCCGGAAGTCGCGTTTGAATATTCTCGGTATCAGCTTGGATGCCATCGAGTTCGGCTTGAAGCGTAGTGCTCGTATCGACAAGAACAGCTGCGGTGTCAGTCTTAATTGCTCCGAGGCCATCCGTAGCGTTGTCAAGATCGCGTGCTGCCCAACCGAGGCCGGGGATGAGGATATAGGCCTCGGTGGTAACGGCATTAGGTACGGCAGGGGCAAATGTAATAGTATCGGATGCGGCATCAAAGTCTGTGACGGCTGCGGTATGCCCGCTGTTTGTCCCACTTGTAAAGACTAACAGCGCCCCGTTCCAGAAATCGTCCGCTTCGGTTCTTGTAGCATCTACTAATGTTGTCGTAGTGCCGCTATCAGCGATGGCTGCATCTCCCTGCGCCATCCAGTTCTCAAACAGACTGGCCGAGTCCTTTGACCCCGCAAAGCCCATCTCTCTCATGTTGACATTGGGGATACCCGCAGTCTGCGCGGTCACAGCCGTCCCAAGCCATTCAATAACATCCGCCACCGCATCCATCTTCCCACCGACTAAGGCGGCAGGTAGGAGGGCAGGAATGCTCGTACCTGTGTCAACAAGAACCGAGTCAACATTAGTATCTACAATGTCGATCTTGTCTTCGATGTTCGCTAAACTATTGGTCCCCTTCAGGAGTGCCAGCACCCCACCCGCTCTTTCAATCGAAAACGCTCCAATCCATGCGTTGATTGTACCACCATCAACCGTTGTTCCCTCCATACGAACAGCGTATTCAGAACCAGTTGCATAGTCAGCATGAGCGCTGGTGTCGATTGTTGCTAAGTGATTCCCCGTGATCGAAGCATAGTCGATGGCTATGGTTGCTCCATCAGTAGCGATTGGGGTCGTGCCACCATCCTTGTGTACCTTCAAGTCCGCATCTGCGAGATTTGTGATAGTGACAGATGCCGCCGGGTCGTCCGAACTAAAGGTGTTGAACGGCAGGAGAACCGTGTCGTCCTCAGCAAAATCCCCGTAATATGGAACCATCTAAATTGGTCCTCCAAATGGGCCAGCGAGAGGCATCCCGAGCGGTCCTTTAGGAGTAGCGGTCGCCGCCACGCTCTCACTGAGATAGTTGTCCACTGGATGCGCTTCGGCGGCTTTGTTTTGCATAATTCCGGCAAAATTGTTGCCGGTTAGGCTGTCGTCGGTGGACGATATTTTCTCAGTAGTATTGACTAAAAGTTTCTTGGTCGCGGTTATGATTTTTAGTTGTATAGTATCTCCATTAACTGGGTCCGTAGTGCTGGTGCCCAGACTGGTGTCCGTATTAGACACCCTCTTGAACAACTCAAACCCAATATCGGTTCCATCACTGATGGCGACAGCCCTATAGTGGTTCTGTTTATTGTTGCTCGCGGTGGTATCCACAAAACGTCCAGCGGGGCCGATTTCCATAGCGGCGTCCAGAGCGGCCCATGCGTCCGCTAGGTCGAGGCTAACGTCCATGTCGTCGTCGCCAATCGTCGTCGTCTCTCTGGCTGCGCGTAGGTCGTCGTGGGCGGCGGTAAGTGTGTTGGAGAGAACGCCATCGAAGCCTATTTGCCAAACGCTCTCGTCCACCCATGCCGTGCCCGTGTCCGGTGTGTGGCTTTCCAGGTCCGTCTCATCTGTATCGGTGAAGGTGTCCTGCGCTATGGTTGCCATTACCCGGCTCTCAAATCCTCGATCTTCGGCACATGACCGTGATCGCTCATCGGGTGGCAGCGCGTGAGACAGCCTTGAGGGGTGTCCGGTGGGGTATCCTCGCCCCGCCCCTGAAGGAATGACCGGACGTTCCGTTTCTCGTCGGCCTTACCTCCTATCGGCCAAATATCGGGGTCGGCGGCCAGTTGAGCATGAATGGGCGGGTCCGCGTTCACAGCCACCACGCACCAGTCGCGCAAGGTAAGCCCGGTAGCTGTATCGACGGGGATGTCCGCCGCGTGGCTCACCCTTGGCCTGAAATCGTGCACCTTCGCCCTCTGCGGCAAGGCTTCCTTGATGGTATTGCCCGCCGCGTCAAGAACCTCCGGTTCCGGCGGCAGCACGGCGCAGACGTAGTGGCGGTGTATCTGAGGCACGATGGCGACTCCTAAGTCGTTCCTAGAATGTCAGCAGCTTCTTAAAGAGCGCCGCTTCCTTTGGGGATGATAGAAACTCCCGTCCAGTCGGTGAACGAAGCCTTGCCACGCCAGTTGTTATAATCTGCCTTTGCCATTTAACCTATTCCTCTCAGTCTGCGGGTGATATATTGAAAACGATATATCACCCCGAATTTCGACCTAACACTTGAAGGGTATCTAACACGCCCTCCTCGAAGCGTATCCTACCATATAGCTCACGTTCGGCTTCCTTCCCCTCAGCAATACGCC